GAATGGTCTATATCTACACCTAAACTCATGGCTTTGTTAAACGTAGACCTATCACCTAAGAATTGAAGTTTCATGTACCTTGAATAAAACATTATAAAACCAATGTCATCCGTCGGGCAAATCTTTTTGTTTTCGTAAATATGTAAGTAAGTCTCATGGATTAAATCTTCAGCCAACTGAACGTCCTTCTTTCGAGTGATTCGTTTGGCTACCGTGAGTAGATACTTATAATGCTTATTTACTAACTGGTTCAAATGTATATTTTAATAACATTCTGAATTGTTCATCTTTTGCCTCTGCTTCACTTGCATTAAAGAAAGTTACCACGTGCTTGCCTCTGTATGTTCCATTGTCAACCCATACCTCTTCCCGGTCCGCGTGCTGTTCAATTATCATTTTCTTAAACCGCTTCTTTGCCATGTCTTTGACTAAGTGCATCAACTTTAAGTCTTTTAATCTATTGAAGATAATCTGTTCCTTTTGGTTTTTTATCCTTCGTAAAATTAGTTCAGCCGTTTCGTCGGCCTTTTGCTTGAACTCAATTTCTTTCGGACTTGTTAGCATCACTGGATTCATAATAAGTCTGCTTTTTTAATATATGTGTCGTTGTATTTTGTTTCCTGATTCACGTTGTCACTCCATCCGTCGTATTGAATAGCAAAGTATTTATTCGTACAATAAACATTCAATCCCTTAGTACCTATCCATCTGTCGTAATGGTTACTTCCGTCGTACGTTAGTAATTTATCGTAAGCCTTTGAATTTACTAAGTACCAATGAAGTGAACAGAACTCTGATAGCTTTTTCCAATAGTTGTTTATTTTTATCTCGCTTCGTTTCCAATATACTCCAGCGAGTGCAACGTCCCAATCTTCCGGAAGTTTATTTAAAGCCGATGTCATGTACTCGTTTGCTTTTATATTCGGAACTAACAAGTCATCTTCCATTATTAATACTTTGTCCCATCCTTCTTCTTTAGCTAACCTGATACAATTTAAGTGTGCTTCAGCAATTCCGACGTGAACTGGTTTCATTCTCACTCCGTTAACAACTCTGAAAGTATCATCTGGATGCAACCGATTAAAGTTCATTTTGAAGCGTTCTAACCTCTCAGCCCTTTCGGGTAAGTTAATTACTACTTTGTGAAAATCAAGTTGCATGCGTTACTATAATGTAATTTAAAGCCAAACGTAGCCATGTGGTTGATATATTTTTCATTCTCTATAGAATTACTCTCTACACAAACCATCTTCGTTTTAAGTGCGTTAAAATCAATCTGGGTAAGAATATCAAAGTCCAATCCCTCGCAGTCAATACTTATCATGTCAGCTTTTCTGAAGCCTGCATCCTTTTTAAAAGAATCCCATGTTTTGACTTTAACGGTCTTTTTTTCAAATATACATGATTTACCCCATCTCTTTATTTCCTGTTCACTAATTGAACTTAATAAGCCCGTATCGCCTTTATTTAAATGAGTACCTGAGTCATAAAAGAATGTATCACCGTCGTATGTACCTACGGCGTAATTAAAGCATTTAACACTTTCGTTATCTTTATGAAGTTCTTTAAGTTTAGCGAACGGCACTTCTGATGGCTCAACTAAGTAAGCCTTCCAGCCTCTTTCGATTAACCCTAAAACGTTACTTAGTGTACGACCGTCATTCTCACCTAAAGAAATGAGAACACCTTTATCGCCAAAGTATTCGTTTATTATTTTGCACTCTCCGTGTTGACTATACATATATTTTGTCTTTATAGATTTGATGTACGTTATTTGAATGACCTCGATATAAAGTAGCCCACACGCCACCATTACCTGAATGAGTGATTAAGTGTTCACCCTGTGAAAGTAAATATACAGCAGCGTTATAAATTGCACCATACTCAACTCTTTGGCTCAACGGTAACTCAAATATCAAATTACTATTCGGTAAGTCAGCACACGGGGTTTCATCCATTAAAATGACATTGTTTAACTCTTTTGTAAATGCTTTGTAAAACTTGCACTCATCTGGTAGAATCAATATCGGCAAATCGCCTTGAACTTCTTTAGCCTTTTGAATGAATAACTCGTATGAAGGATTGCCGACCTCAAGTTGTTTGTCATTACCCCTGTAGAATACCGAAATGTATTTATCTAATTTGTATTTAGTCTTTAACTCATTCAACTTCCATTCAACTAAGTAACCCAAACTAAAGTATTTTTTTATTATCGGGTTAAGTCCAGCGAAGTCGAGTTTTCTGTAGTCATCAAACTGAAATGCCATGAAGTCAATATCTAACTTCGGCATGTTAAACTCAATCTCTTCAGCTATGTGTTTGATGTATAGTTTAGATATATCTTGTGTTTGGTCTTTCTTATAGAATCCAAACTGTTCGCTTGAATCAATATAATCTGGATACCTTCCATGTGTTCGCATGAAGTCCAACAACTCGTAAAGACGAATCGTCATGTTAGAAAAATATCCTGCTGAGTGCTTAACTACCATACTTAGTCTTCGGGTTCTCGTATTTGTAATTGTAGTTATAAAGAAATTCGTCGATAAATATTTCTTTAGTTAATAAAGTCTTTAAGCGCATTGAGTATTGATAGTCTTCCCCAAATGACTTATCTGGAAAGCCTGTTTGTAAAGCTATTTCTCTTTTTACTGGCGTCTTATGATAAATATAGCGAACATATTTAAAACCATCCACATTCTCTTCCCAGTCGTATTTCATTGAACTGGCAGCGTTATAAATCACGCCTTCCATATTACACTTAATCTTAAATCCTATGCAGTCAGGTTGTTTCTCAATAGCTTTTAAAATCTCAGAAATGTAGTTAGGATGCACCGTATCATCATCATCGATGTAAACTATGTAATCACCTAAAGATTGAGCTAATAAATCGTTTCTTTTTTGCCCTATTGTTACACTTCCCTTTGGTCGGTCATCCCATACTATCTGGACCATTGAGTTACAACATTTGCATTGTTCGGTAAGTTCAGCGAACAACTCCTTGAACATCGGCTGACGTTCTGGAATAGTGCAAATCAAAATCGATAATTTTACGCCTTGCATGGATATCCGTTTGATTTACGTTGTTTATAAAGTGCCTCATCATGTCCCCAGTTAGTTTCTGCACGCTTATAAGTATCGTCATGCTTCATGTGGGTGTCTTTTGTCCATCCGATGTGATAGTGCTTAACTATACATCTGCCTGTTTTAATTAACTTCCAATCTCTTTCAGCAACTTCATGGGCCTCATTATCGCAGAAAAATGATTTGTATTCAGGATAGTAAATATATCCAAAGCGTTCATAATACTTTCGGCCAACTATCTCCATTGTGTTTAATCTTTGTTGCCTTCCGTCAAAGTACCACAACGAAGCATCTAAATGATTCGGCATGGTTTCTCTTACGTCTTTATCCCAATCTTTTACATCAGCCAATTGGTCATCTGAGATATTAACTAAGATATGCCAATCATTCATTTTAGTAAAGTGTTGAATATCTCTATTGATAGCGTCAATTTTAGAATTAGACTTGCCAAAACAAATCGTGCAACCGGGTATTAAGTGTGCTATCGAATCGGTAAAAGAAAGCGAAGCATATTTTTCATCGTCTACGTCAAAAGAAAATAACCACTTTAAAGCTGTTGGATTGTGTGCTAAGTCTAAGTAAGTTTTGATACATTTTATAAGTTCGTCGGGGCGACCTCTTGAAGTGACCTTGCAAAGAATTATTTTATCATTGACTAAATTCAATGACTACAAATTTAACATTTTACTTGAATATACAATAAAGATTTAACAAAATTTAACATTTGATAGTTATTTAATATGTAACATTTGTGTTACTTTTGTGTAAAACTTTAAAACAATGAAAATCAATGAAGACATCTTAAAATCATGGCAGGAGTTAAAATCACACGGAGATGTGAAACTCTTAGCACGTAAGGCTGGCTGTACCCGACAGACTATTTATCGTGCTTTAAATGGAGAGGGTACGTATCAACTAATTAAAATCATTAACAATTATTACAAACAAAAACAACAAGAATTATGCAAATTATCGGATTAAGCATCGACTTTGAAAAAATCAGCAAAGAAGACCTCGTAAAAGGAAAGTATTTAAATCTTACACTAACCATCAATGACCAAAAAGACAAGTTCGACAACGATGGGTCTATCATCATCGCTCAATCAAAAGAGCAAAGAGAAGCTAAAGCACAAAAGCGTTATGTAGGTAATGCCAAAGTATTATTCAGCAAAGATAACTCAAACCCATTCTAACATGAAGAATCTATTTAAAGCACTGGCAGACTTCCAACAGGAAGTTCCAGTAATTCACAAAGGCACTCAGGGCTATGGGTACTCTTATGCCGACCTTCCTAAAATCTTTGAAGTAATCAATCCACTACTTAAAAAACACGGTTTAGGCTTTACTCAACTTGTTGGCAATGGTGATATTAAAACGGTTGTATTTCATATTGCTTCCGGTGAAATGATTGAAACTATAACTAACATACCGCAGGGTGTACAACTCAAAGGAATGAACGAATACCAAGTATTAGGTTCAGCAATTACATACATACGTCGTTATGCTTTGAGTTCACTTTTAGGACTTGTAACAGACAAAGATACCGATGCAGCAGGACAGCCTGAGAAAGCTACAATACCAACTGAAATAAAGAAACCCGAACTTAACGCTTCTACTTTCAAGAAAATGGTTGAAGCTATCAACGCTGGGCAAGGTGAGAAAGTACGTCAAGCAATGCCTAACTATTCAATCTCAGAACAGCAAAAGGTTGCTTTAGAAACCGCTTTAAAAAATAATTGATATGTTTGATAAGCAATTATTCAGATGTTCAGCTTTAGGCCGTTTGATGACAAATGACCGAAGCGGAAAGAAAATGGGCGAGACGGCTAAGTCTTATCTTCAAGAACTTTACATGGAAGTTAAATTTGGCATCCGTAAAGACGTACTCAGTAAGTTTATCAATAAAGGGTTAATGGTGGAGGAATCTGCCATTGCCCTTTTATCTAAAGTTCACGGAGACTTTTATACAAAGAATGACGAATGGTTCAGCAACCAGTACATATCCGGCACGCCTGACATTATCCAAGATGGCATTATCCGTGATATCAAATCTTCATGGGATGCTAACACGTTTCCGATGTTTGACACCGAGTTACCTAATAAACATTACTTTTATCAAATGCAGGGTTATATGTGGCTGACGGATTGTGAAATAGCTTATGTGGATTATGTTTTAATTGATACACCTGACCAACTAATTGAAGATGAAAAAAGACGTACAGCTTGGAAGATGGGGTTGCTGGACGATGTAAGCCATGAATATTTAGAAGCCTGCGAACAAATCGACAAAACACATCGCTTTAGTCAGATACCTGATGAGTTACGAGTTAAGTCTTTTGAGATAAAAAGAGATGAAGACGTAATTGAATCAATGAAAAGCCGTATATTAGAGGCCAGAGAATATCTTAAAAGTCTATGAAAAAACCAACCAGAAGTTATCTAATTAAGCAACTCGACAAAGTGTTCAGCGAATATATCCGACGACGTGATATTGACTTATGTGGAAATTCTAAATGCTTCACGTGTGGCAAAGTAGACGATTGGCGTTCGCTTCAATGTGGGCACTTTCAGTCCAGAAAACACTACGCTACACGTTGGGATGAACAGAACTGCCAAGTCCAGTGTGCTGGATGTAACGTCTTTAGATACGGCGAACAATTCAAATTTGGAGTTAACTTAGATAAAAAGTACGGCCTTGGAACTGCTGAAGCTTTAGAACGAATAGCCCGGTTTACGATTAAGTTATCAAATGACGAACTCGCTGAAAAGATAGAACACTACAAAGAAACAATAAAGCAGCTTTAAAGGCTGCTTTTTTTTGCTCTATTAAAAAGGTACTTCACCTTCAAATATGTTTATTCCTTCGGTTAGAAAATTAGTGTTTTCGGTTATTTTGGTCTGTTCTTGTTCTTTGATATTCAGCCAACTTGATGAATCTGGATTTCCTTTATAATATCTACCATTGTGCCTATCCCATGCCAAGTGTAAACAACCAGTTTGTCCCCAATGTTTAAACTTTACTTTCTGAATGTATATTTCACTTAATCCGGTTTGATAGTTTCTGTAAACAGTTATTCCATTTGCCGTCTTATTGTAAAAGTTTGCAGAGCCTGAGATACTATAAAGATTCGGAACTTCATACATTTGGGTGGCTTTGTCTTTAGTTATCTTTGTAGGATGTGCAACCAAAAAACAATGAACTTTATTTTTTTCACAAAATCCAACCAATTTATCCAACTTTTCGCTTATATACTTTGTTTCACTAACGCTATAGTGGTGGTCTAATTTATTCCAAGCATCTATCACAAATGCCTTAATTCCTTTTTTTCTTACTAACTGCTTTACTGAATCCAATATGTTTTCAAGAGTAAAATTTTCTTCAGGGTTAATAAAGTAAAAGTTATTAGTGTGGTAACTTATCATTGCATTGAGTTCAACCGTGTTCATTTTTCCATATCCCTCAAATGGTTTCCCGATTATCTTTTCAGCGAACTTGCTAAAATGCAATTCAAGCGGATGGTTTTCGGGGCTGTACATTGCGATTTTCCAACCATGTAAAACGTTTAAACGAGTAAGAATAAAATCTAAGTACTCAGATTTTCCGTGACCAGGTATTCCTGTAATTGTAGTTAAATATCCCGGCACAAATTTAATAAACATATCGTGTTCATCCATTCCGATTCCATCGCCTTTTGGCAGCCCGTTGTTGTAAAAGCTGTAAATGTTTTCTTCAATGTCTTTAGCGGTAAAAACACCCTCAATCGGAAATTCTTTTTTATCCTGCATTGATTCAATTATACCTTGTATGCCGTACTTCATTAAGCACTCGTTAGCATCTTTGCAGTCTTTGAACCTAACATACTGACAATTCTCAGCACCTAAACGCCTTACAAGTTCGTTCTGTAAATTGATACCCGCTTGGTCATTATCTAAAGCTAATATGAATTTTGTTGATTCAGTAAAGAAATCAATGGAATTATCCAAATAGGTTAAGTTGTTTTTATTCAAATTTGCACCATTCGGTACTGAAATAACATTATCATAACCAGCTTCAGCCATTGCCAAAGCATCCATTTCACCTTCTACTATAATAATTGTTTCATTATCAATAGCACAATCTAAGTTATAAAATATCAACTCAGCATCTTTTACCAATTTAAAAGCCTTTTGTGCGGCCCTATATTTAACATTTATCAGTTCACCATTACGGAAATAGTTAAAATTTATCACTGGCATTTCTTTACCGAATTGTGGCATAAATTCCCTGCCGTGAGTAACTTTAAACTTTAATAGTGTTTTTTCGCTAATACAACGCTGTTTAAAGAACGTTTGAACATTAAGTGGATACTCAGTATCATTTTTAAATAAAGGTCGCTTATATTCAATTTCTATGTGTTTTTTTGGCATATCCTTTTTTTCTACCAAAACAACACCACAATGATTGCACCTGCCAGCACCCTTTAACAAATTGAAACTGAAACATTTATCTGTTTTTTTCTTACGATTTGGTGAACACACAGGACATGTTTGCTGGTTTTCTCCCTGCTTAGTGGCTGTAATTTCGTATTCTTTCTTTGTTGTTAAATCTATTACTAACATTTCCAATACCCTGTTTTAAGTTTTTCTTGTAATTCTTTTTCTGTAAGCATGAACTTCTGGCTGCCAAGCTGAGAATGTAGAGTATATTCTTTTTTATCTGATGACTCAATGTTTTTTAACCATTCTTTATTAAACCCTGACCAGCTTCGTTCAACACAAATTTTCAATACTTCATTCACATCCATTCCTTCAATCCTTGAAACAAATAACTCAAAAGCAGTTTTAGTATTGCTTGCCTTTTTGTTTTTTCTTACTACCAACCAGTCATCAACTAAATTACCATCAGCACCAATATCTAACAAAGACTTTTTAAAGTTAAATTTATCTTTATTATTATCTTTATCTTTATCTTTATCTTTATCTTTATCTTTATAGCTACCTTTTTGCTTTAGCATTGCTTTAGCATTGCCACCCTTGGAACCCGCAGCCTGCCTAAGTTTTCTTTTTTCACTTAGTAAATCGTACTGAATATTCAGGAAGTTAATTTCAACTTTATCGTGCTTGGCATCGTGCTTAATTATATCCAACTTTACAAGTTCATCTAACAAACTTATAGCATCCTTAAAGCGTTTCTTTAGCATTGCCATACTAATGCTACAATCATTAATCCAGTAATAACCGCACACCGAAATAAACAAGCCCTGAAGTTCATATGATTCAAGTGATATTTTGCCGTTCTGCCAATCTTGGACTGTAAAACGGAAGTATGGAAGTTCTTTAGCCATTATTTAATGATTTTGCATATTCAACAACTTTAGAAAGTTTATCTGGAGTCATATCCATCGTTGCATAAACAATATCCTGTAATAAAAAAAGAGGCTCTGAATATAAAAACTCTAAATCTATCATTGTTTTTATGTGCCTTTTTAATTGAGTAACATCCTGATGGCAATTCTTACATAAAGTAATCATTTCTTCTGGATGATATTCCCAAGGCTTTTTACCGTATGTGTATATTTTATGATGAACCTGCAATTCATTTTCTGTATCGCCACAATCTAAACACATAAAACCATCACGATTTAAAATTTCTAATCTCATTTTTTGCCATTTTGGATTTTTCAAAATGTCTGAATAAGTATCTTTTTGCATAAAATAAAAAACCACTTAGCCCGTTCGGAGTGCCGTCCTACTAAGGCATAAGTGGTCAATATCGTGTTACTTAAATGGCTCGGCACAGCCGTAACTTTGTACAAATATACTAAATCAAAATCGAAAAGTCAACTATTTTAAAACTTTTAATTTCATTAATTTAGTGATGTTCGCTGGATTTGAAAATGTAATTACAATGTACTTACCTGTTGATTCATTCAAGCAAAGATAAGGTCTGAAGTCAGCAGGAGTGTTGTTGTATTCGAGTAATGCGTTATACAGGTTCTTCATGTATTTGTTTTCTAATTTGATTTAACAATTCGTGGAACTCATCCGTTAAGCCCTCAAGCACTTTTAACTCATCTTCGGTCAAACTCTTTTCTATTTCTCCGATAAATGTATCAATAGACTTTACAGCTAAGTTAAATGCTTGCTTTGGTCTTTGTTTCAACTCCCCGGTAAGATAGGTACTTTGCTCGTTAAAGCATTTCCCTATTGCTACCAGTGTGAGAGTGTGAACTACTTTCTCCTGCCAAGTCATTTGAATAACTTTTTCGGTGTTTTTTTGTAGTTTAACTCGTAAATGAACTGAGTACCTTTAGCCGATTCGACCTTTAAGCATTCAATTACATAACCTTGTTTTCTTAACTCTGTGATTCTTGTTCTTACCTGAATCTTAGGAAACTTCTTTTGAGATACGACCTTGTCGCTCATCATGGCTTGAAGTAGCCTTTGTTTGTGTGTTTTCATTACCAGCTTGTTACATTTGTTATACAATAATTATTTCCGGGGTGTGCGTTCATCCAGTCGCCTTCAGTTAAATAAAACGTCTTCACGTTATTTGAGCAACTATTACGGATGTCTACTGAGTAGTTACTAACGTCATCCGATACGATTAAACCGCAGTTACAAGGTTTTTGAACCGTCGGCTGTGTTGTTTCTTTTTTGCAGCTAATCATCCCGATTAGGAGTGCAATTGTTATTGTTTGTTTCATAAATTGTAAATGCTTGTTGAATAAATCTGTGTATACTCTTCGATTATTGAATTTAAACGTGGTTTGTCTTTTTCTTTTGCTGCTTTGTATTGGTCCAGCAAGTTGAACAATATGCCCTCAATGCCTTTCATGTAATCGATGTTATTCTGTTCTTTGTTGTCTTTAACACCAGTCGGAGTGAGTAGCAGTTGCTGGAATAAACTTGAACGATAAATATCATATATTTCTTTCTTATCAAGACCCATTTTCTCACGAATCTTAAATTGCGGATGACCTTCTATTGTTAGGTCAAAAGCCTTTCTAATTAACTCTTCAGTCATTTTTAAATAGTTTATAAAGTTCAACAATCGCGTGTCCTAAAACAACGACAACCGCAAAAGAAAGTAAAAAAATTAA